GTCTATAGGTTCTTTAGACAGAGGCTGTTGGATTGACCAAGGTGCGTTTGATTATCCTATTGCTGGTGATTCAGATGGTTTTGTTTACGAACACGAATCAACCACATTATCTAATTCACCAAACTTAAATAGTGATGCACCATTTTGTACAAGCGGTCCAATAGAATTAGGTAACGGTGATAACTATGTGCAATGTAATCAGATTATCCCAGACGAAGAAGCAAATACATTACCAGGTGTAACCATAAGTTTTAAAGGTAAGTTTACCCCATTAGGTAGCGAAACAGATTTTGGTAGTTTTACCTTTGAAAATGACGGATATACCGATGCTAGATTTACAGCAAGACAAGTACAAATGACTGTAACAGGTAGCACCAATCAAGACTTTCAAGTTGGTAATATAAGATTAAACGTAAGAACCAGAGGTAGAAGATAATGGATTTATCCTCACAAAGACAGTATATACAAAGAGCTGTAAACGCTAAACTAGATGTAAGCGGTACAGCGTCTTTAGAAACTATATATACAGCACCTTCTGGTGGGGATTTTGACTTTGCAATAGTAGAGTCTTTATTAGTTGGTGATGATGGAAACCAGCAAACAAATATAGATATTGTTATAACATCTGGTGCAACAAATCATTATCTTTGGAAATCACATAATATTGCAGCGCATGAAACCCAAGAAATGTTATCTAAAAGTTTAGTCTTAACAGCAGGTGAAATACTTAAAATACAAGTAAACCATGCAAATATTAATGTAACAGCTAGTGTAGTTGAATATGCAAAAGGTGACTAATAAAGTAGTTGATATAAACCAAGCGAAAAAAGATCCTTGGGAGATTGAATGGGAAAGGTGTAAACCATGGCTTGTAAAAGCTATGAAATACCAAGATACCTATACAATTGATGACATAGAAGATAAAATAAGAAATGGTATAGCTCTTTTATGGCCAGGTAAAAAGTCAGCTATGGTCACAGAGATAATACCTTTTCCGCAGATGCTATCAATGAATATATTGGTGTTTGCAGGAAACTTTAAAGAATTTGAAGAAATGTTTAAACATATAGAAACATTTGCAAGAGAATCTGGCGTTAAACGATTATACGGTGGCGGCAGAAAAGGATGGATTAGAAAAGCAAAACACTTAGGCATAAAACAAGAAGTGTTATTAAGCAAGGATTTATAGGAGATAATATGCCACAAGCATTACCAGTCATAACAGGAGTAGGACAAGCGGCAGCTGCTGTAGGCGCAGTTAAGAGTTTAACTGGCGGAGGTGGTTCTGCTGCTGGACAAACAACAACTACACAACAAGTAGACCCGCAAACACAAGCTATGCAACAAGACCTTTATAGAAGGGCGCAACAGATTGCACAACAACCATTTATACCTTATACAGGTCCAATGGTTGCTGGTTTTTCTCCAGACCAATTACGACAGTTTCAAGCTACTAGAGGAATATTTGAATCTGGTATGGCTTTCGATCCTACTAAAGGTTTACAAACACTAGCACAAGAACAAAGACCAACGGTTGCACCAGTAGGTTCTTTACTTACAGCCGATATAGGTGCTTATCAATCACCCTATCAACAGCAAGTTATAGATGCAACCATGAGAGATATACAGCGACAAGCTGATATAGCAAGAACTGGCGCACAAGAAAGAGCAATCAGAGCAGGTGCTTTTGGTGGTTCGCGTTCTGCAATATTAGAAGCAGAATCACAAAGACCTTTTGCAGAGGTTATGGCAAGAACAGCTGCCGAACAAAGAGAAAGAGGTTACGGTCAAGCTTTAAGAGCTGCTGAGTCTGATATTGCAAGACAACAACAAATGGCTCAGTTTGCACCACAATTTGAATTACAAGCAAGACAACAACAAGCAGGTTTATTAGGCGGTTTAGCTGGACAACAGTTACAAGGACTTGGTTTACTGGGTGGTATAGGCGCACAACAACAAGCACTACAACAAAGAGCTATAGAAGCACAAAGAGGCGAGTTTGCAAGAGCATTAGCTTATCCTGGTCAACAACTTGGTTTATTAGCAACTGGTGTAAGTGGTGTGCAACCAACAATAACAACAACTGGTGGATATAGACCTAGTGGCTTAGAAAAGTTCCAAGCTGGTTTGGGTCTTTTTGAGACAGCGCAACCAATATTTAGTAATCTGTTTTCACCATCACAACAACAAACAGATTCTGTCATACCAACTTTTGTAGGATATTAATATGGCAATAAGAAACTTGTTTCAAGATTTAGGTCAAAGAGTAGGCAGAGGACTAATGGAAGTTGGCGGTTACGACCCTATGCAACAAGTATCACCAGAAGAAGCTGCAAGACGTAGAAGTGAAGGTTTATCTGCTTTACAAAGAACCTTAGGAAAATCTGCTGCTATATTATCTGGTGATCCTAAAAGATTAGCTTTGGCTGAACAGCAAATGAGACAAGCAGAGCAAGATAAATTATTACAACAACTTGCACAAGACCCAAGATATGCTGAACAAATTAAATTATTAAGAGCTGGTTTAGACCCTAGGCTTGCTGCTGGTACTAGCGTTGAAAGAAAGATAATAAAAGGAGCGGATGGTTATAACTATTATGTAAATCCAGATGGTTCTTTTGAAAGAGTTTTACCTGGTATTCAAATACCAGAAGATAAATCAGGCGATACAGAGTTTGAAAGAAATATTGCAGAGTTTAATAGATTAAAAAATATACCTCCAGATCAATTAACTGAAGCAGATAAAAGAAATATAAAAATATATGAAAATAAATTACTAAAAACAACTGCACCCAAAATTTTTCAAGTGGTTGGACCAAATAATGAAAGAGCAGGATTAGCAACGTATGATGAATTTGTTGAAGGCCAAAAATCTGGCTTATATCCAGCAGGCAGCACAATAGTCAATATACCAACAGGAACAGAAGCTCCAAAAGCTCCAAAACCAGAAGTCTTTAGTGGAGAAAATAAACCTTTTGCTGACAAATGGCAGGCTACAGCTATTTTGCAACAAAATTTACAAAATTATACCGATGAACTACAAAAAATGGATGAAGCTGCATTAACAGGTGTGGGAGCTGGTGCAACATTTGCTACTAGCCTAATACAAAATACAAAAGGCTTTTTAAACCTAGCAAGTAATGATACAAAATCTTTTTATGATGATGCAGTTGCTAAAGATTCTTATACTACTGTAGAAGGTACTGATTTAAGAGAAAAGCTAAACAATGTAGCAAGACAATTTGGTGTAAATGAATCGCAAGTTAGAGATTTAGCTTATTTATTTGCAGCAGCAAGAGGACAAGAAGGAAGAGGTCTTTCTGACAAAGACTATGAAAATGCTTTACAAATAGTTTCTGGCGGTGTTGGTAAACAAGGTAAAATTGCAGTAATAGAAAGCGTTTACAACAGACTCGGAGGTGAAATTAGTAATGCGGTAGATGCAAGGATTAGAACTTTACAGTATCTGAAAGAAAATTCTCCAGAAAGTGAAGCATCATATTTTGACAGACAACTTTTACAATTAAATGCTTTAAAAGAAGCTACTCCATTTAATCCATTTATTAATCCTTTAAAACAGGAACTACAAAAACCTGATCCTTATAAATTAAGACCAGGAACATAAAATGGCTATAAATATAGATGAAGTCAGAAAACAAAATATAGACTACAAAGAGCTAACAGATAAAGAAATCTTAGATTTAATACATACACAGTATTATTCTGATATGCCTAAACAAGAGTTTTATAACAGAGCTGGTTACGGGCAAGAAGTAAAACCACCACTTACAAGAAAAGAAAAGGCAAAAGATATTGGAATGTCTATAGCATCTGGCGTTTATAGAGGTGCAACGATGATACCTGGTTTAGCTGGAGACATAGAAAAGCTGTTAATGGCAGGAGGAAAAGCCGTATTACCAGAAGTTATGACTAGGCCAATAGTTCCAGGTGCTGAGCCTACACAAATATTTCCCACATCACAAAATATTAGAAGAGGTGTAGAAGCTTTGATGCCTTTTTTAGAGCCGCTTGGAAGATATCAACCACAAACAACTTTGGGTGGATATGCTCAAACAGTTCCTGAGTTTGCCGCACCAGGTTTTTTGGCTAAAACCAAAGCAGCAGCAAAAACTGGTGTTGGTTTAGGTGCTGGCGGCGGAGCTGTTTATGAAACTGTTGAACAACTTACAGATAGTCCAGGTGCTGCTACAGCGGTAACTATACCATCAATGCTTGCAGGTGGTTTTTTAGCAGGTCCATCAAAAGCTGCGAAATTAGCAGAAAGAGCTACCGCAGGCCTTGAACCAAAACAAATACAAGATGCCATAGATTTAGAAGAGGCTGCAAGAGTTGCTGGAATCAAATTATTACCAGGTGAAACATTAGATGATAAAATGGTTGCACAATTGGTTGAAGATATTTTAAAAACAGACCAAGGATCTGCTTATATTTATGAAGCTATTAAAAATAGACCAAAAGAAGTTTTAGATTTATCACAAAAACAAGCCAGCAAAATTGCAGATGTACCTGAAAGTCAAAGAAAAGTTTTTGAACTAATAAAAGACACAGCTTCAGATGTTATAAAACAAGCAAAAATAACAAGAACATCAGAGTCGTTCAAAGCTGGTTATGGTGTTTCAAATGATGCAGTTTTAAATCCTGAGCAGGTTTTAAGGGTTATTAATAATATTGATGATATTATAAGAACACAAACAGCACCTAATAGTCCTAACAGAGCAAAACTTTTACAAATTAGAAAACAACTAATTGAAAAAGAAGTTAAAGTAAAAGGTGAAAAAGAAAAAGTAATTATACCCGTTACAAATATAAACAAACTTGACAGCACATTTAAGCAATACAGAGATGCGGTAAATAACTCAAATAAGGACATTGTGGTTAGTGGTGAAAGATTTATAGAAAAGGACTTGCGTAACAAATTATTTAACCAAGATCAAACTGGTATTCTTGATGAGCTTAATTTGCAAATGAATACCAATCCAAATTACAAATTGGCAAATCAAAAATATGAAGAATTGTCTAAAGATTTAGTAAATGTTGTTGAAAAAAACATACTACCTTTATCGAAAAAAAATATAAGTTTAGGAACTGTCAAAAAACTTATATTTAATCCTGAAACAGCAAGCGTTAAGGATATTAATACTACGTTAAAAATCTTAAAAGAAAACAATCCAGAAGCAGTAATAGAAATAGGAAATATATATTTAAGAAATGCTATTAATAAAGGTATGCAATTAAAAAAACAAAATGTTGATTTAACTCAAGGTTTCAGCATATCTAAAGCTATCGCGCCAACACCAGAAGCAAGAAAAAATTTTTTAGCTGTCATAGATAATGTTGCAGACGCACATGGTTTGACAGGAAAAGATAAAACTTTATTTAAAGTCGGTTTTGAAAATATGTTAGATATTTTTAGTAGAATGGGTTCTATAAGCAATATAAATAAACCAGGTTTTGACGTACAGGGTTTGGCAGCACAAACTATAGCAAGAGATATAGCTATGGCAAAAACTTTTAATCCAGCAGTAAGATTGTCAACAAAATATAGTGAATTAAAAGCTGGCAACGCGTTTGATGTTTTAGGTAGAGTAATTGCAAATCCAGAATCTACAAGATTATTGGTAGAGCTGGGAAGAACAAACCCAAAATCAAAATCAGCTATAATAAGAACAGTAGGTATTATAGACACAGTTGCACCAATAGCAGAAAGACAAGAAGAGTCACCTTTTATATTACAACCAACGACCCAATAACCTCATGGCGCGCCAATCAGAAAGAATTGGCCGATCTGGAGAATACTTAGTAGCCTCGCTACTTTCTTTATATGCTGATACTGTGGTTATCGTTCCGCATAGCGCAGAAGCAGACATCATCTTTGACATTGACCATAAGCTATATAAATGCCAGGTTAAAACACAATCTAAAATAAGAAACCATAGAGTGTCATGGGAATATGATTTTAGACGTGGTTCGTTTACCAA